ATCTTATAGAATGGGGCGATATTGATGAAACTATAGATGAATTCATCAATTATTTTAAAGCTGAATATTTAGATCAACTAAATGTAGATTTTAATGGCGATATTGTAGATTTTATAAAACACACTAAGGAATTTTATTCTTCAAGAGGAACACCTGAAAGCTTTAGATTTTTATTAAAACTACTTTCTGGTAATAGCGGAGAGATATTTTATCCAAATCAGTATTTGATGAAAAGTTCAGATGGTATATGGGTAAAAGACCATTGTATCTTTCTACAATTTAATGATACTATTACTGGAGACTTTCTTTCTACAAAAATAAAAGGGAAGATAAGTGGCGTTACAGGTATTATAGAAAATATCGAAACACATTTCAATTATAATACTCAAGAACAATTTTTGAAAGTATATGTGTCATCATTATCGGGAACACTTACAGATGATGTCGTGATTCTTTCAAAAGATGGAATAAATTTTATAGAAATCCCAGTATACAATACAATTTCTGGTTTAAAATATATTAGTAGAGGCAACCAATATAAAGTAAATGACCCTGTATCTATAGCGGGAGATCCTACTTTTGTTGGACGTGTATCAAGCGTGTCCACGGGTAAAGTTGATTCATATGTTATTTTAAATGGTGGATCTAATTATTCTATAGGCGATGAAATTTTTGTAGAATCTGAATCTGTAGATACTTATTATGCAATGCCTAAGATATATGTAGATGAAGTTGATGAAAATGGTGCTATCACATCGTTAGATATTAGATACTCAGGTTATGGGTTTTATAATGTACCGTCATTAGACCATATAAATACACAAAACCCATCTTCTACAGGCGCAGAAATTGAATTTATATCTGATAGTGCTGGTAGTATAAAAATGATAGACGTAGTTTCAGCGGAAATCAATTATACTGATAATACATTACTTACAATTTCTTCTACAAACGGAACGGGAGCAGAAATACGTATATCAACAGGTAAAGTATTTACAACTATACCATATTATTATAAGCCCGGAAGTTTCTTATCAGATGAATTTAAATTACAAGATTCTGATTATTGGCAAGAATATTCGTATGAAATACGTAGTTCTCTGACATTAGATAATGATGTTTTAACCCAATTCTCTGAATATAAAGATATATTTAAGCAACTGGTTCATCCTGCTGGGTTTAAGTTATTTAACTCATTTGTTCTATCGAATCACATAGATTTACATAAGATCTATATAAATTCTGAATTTGATTTGGGTTATGTAGCGACATTTATTGACTTTGCTAATTGGATTGAAATGGTATCCTGTTGGAATAGAATCGTTGATAATGATATAATATTCCAGCATAGGTTCGCTACTATAGGCGATAATGAAAATACTCAAATCAATTACTATGAAAGAACAGGCGGAGAATATGTACATTCTACTCTCGAAATTGAATGATAGAGCATAAATAAATATAAAGAAAAGGTAATGGTTTATGATTGAAGATTATAGCATTCGCAATGAGTTTTCGGTTTATGATGCAAAACGCTTTATTGATAGCATAAGTTCCGAAAAAGTATACGTTTTTATAGGAAAAACTTCAGAATGGGCAGATGAATCGGATCCGCCGACTCCAACATCTTCTGAACAACAGATGATAAATACATGGGATAATATGATTATCACCAAGCGTTTAAATTCTACAAATTTTTCGTTGGGTGCGGTAAAACATGAGTGGGAAAGCGGAACAATATATCAACCTTGGGATTCTGAAGATGGGTTGTTATATAATAAAAAGTTCTTTGTAGTTACAGATGATAATCGCGTATATAAATGCTTAGATGCTATACCAAATACCCCTTCTACTATAAAACCAACAGATACTGGTGTTACCCCAGTTAGACTTTCAGATGGTTATACATGGAAGTTTATGTATGATATATCTGCTGTAGAATTAGCGAAATTTAATGATACAGAAGTTATTCCGGTTAAATTTTTAACAGAAGCTGATTCTAGTTTGCAGTGGCAAGTTCAATTATATGCGGTTCCGGGAACAATCAATAGAATAGAAGTTATGAATGGGGGTTCAGGTTATACTTCAACTCCAAGTGTTACAATAACAGGTGATGGTTCTGGTGCTACAGCAACAGCTCATTTATCAGGTACAACAGTTGATTATATTATTATAACAAATCCAGGACAAGGTTATACATGGGCGAATGTTACAATCTCTGGTAATGGAACAGGAGCAACAGGACGCGCAATACTTTCTCCAATTAAAGGGCACGGAGCAAATGCTGTAGAAGAATTATATGGTGGAAACGTTATATCTTCTATAACATTTGATGGTGATGAAGCTGGTAAGATTCCTGTAAACATTAAGTTTAGACAACTTGGTTTAATAGCGAATCCTACTATGAATGGATCTTCTACAATTGCAGATTTAACTGGGACAAATATTCAATATACTACTTTAAATGTAACTGGAATCTCTGGTTCATTTTTAGAAGGTGAATACTTGAATGATGTTACATCTGGATTGAATGCAGTAGCCCAAATAATTAAAGTTAGTTCAAATAGTATATATGTGAATGTTCTTAAAGGCACTATATCTGAAAATGATAACCTTCAAGGTGCAACATCTGGTACTTCTTGCGAAGTTTTGACGATAGTTCCACATATATTAGAAAACTATAGCGGTGAATTATTATATGTAGAAAATCGTCCACCTATTACAAAAATACCAAATCAGTCAGAAACATATCGTTTGATTATTAAATTCTAAGGAAGAATCTTATGATAAATACTCCACAAGCACCATATTTTGATGATTTTAATATCGAAAAGAATTTCTTAAAGATATTATTTAAACCAAAACTTTCAGTTCAAACTCGTGAATTGGAACAAATACAATCTATGTTTCAAAATCAAATTGAGACATTGGCTTCTCAAATATTTGAAAATGGAAGCGTTGTATCAGGCGGTAAGTTTTCGTTTAAAGATCATGTAAACTATATTAAATTATATAACGAATATGAATCACAAATCTTTAATTATAATATCTATAAAGATCGTTATATTTATGGTAACACAACTGGTATAGTTGCTCGTGTATTTAATGGTTGGAGTCAATCCGCTAACGAAGTTGCTTCTTTATATGTTGATTATCTTTCTTCTGGTGAAGTAGTAACGGAAGATCCAATAACCCATGAAGAAGTGGTAACAAGAGTATCCTTATTTCAACCAGGTGAAGTTGTTCAGATTATATCTCGAGTTTATATGACTAAACTGTCAGGAACAGTAAATATTGGTGATATTCTACAAGGTTCTGAATCTGGTGCTATGGGTAAAATAATTAACATCGATAATAATGAATATGATGTTGTATTTACTACTCCACAAACATTTACAGTAAACGAACAAGTTAATGATAACACTACATCAGCATATTTATTATGTACTGCTACTGAATCTACAATTTATAAAGCACAAATAAAAACTGTAACTGATGATGCTGAAGCAATAGGCCAAGGCAGCGCAGTATATGTAGATGAAGGTATATATTATATAGACGGTTACTTTGTTCATACTGGTAATCAGTCAAAGATTATTTCTAATTATTCTACAGAAACAAATGCTAGAGTAGGTTTTGAAAAAGAAGTAGAAATTATAACAAGTAATGAAGATCCAAGTTTATTAGATAATGCAGCTGGTTATCCGAATGCTAATGCTCCAGGTGCAGATCGTTTGAAAATAAATTTAGTATTAAATTACTATAATACTTATGAAACGCCTTCTGAAAACTTTGTAGAAATTATGACAATAACAGATTCTGTTGTAACTGGTAATTCTTCTACAAATAAGAAGTATTCAGATATTTTAGATACATTAGCAAGAAGAACGTATGATGAATCTGGTAATTATACAGTAAATCCATTTTTGTTAGACATTCGTGAATTCTTGGATGAAAACGATAACAATGGTATTTATAAAGAATCTCATTTTGGTTATGTTACTCAAGCGGAAGCTATGAAGGCTTCGATGGATATCTTCGGACTTCCAGCACCAGGACAATCTCATGTGTATGGTAATAAATATTACCCTTATGATACACATGAAAACT